TCAGATCGAGGGGGGAGGGAGGGCCTTAGCCAGGGCGTGTCGGTCACGGCACCCCCCACGAACAATTTTTTAAAAAAAAAAAAAAAATACCCAGACCAAAAGCCCTTACAAACCAGAAATAGGTCAAATTGTCCTATTGGCAAACGGGAAACAGTCGTGCTATAAACGGGCTATGTTCAAGTCACTCCCTTTTACACCCCGCGTCGTCAAGGCGACCGAGCAGCGTTTGAACGCTATATATGCTGCTTCTAATTTAGGGTTAAAAGGGGATGCACTGGCGTTAGCAGCGGGGATGCTGCCTACGGAATATAGACAATTGTGCCAATTTGACCCAATGGCCGAGATGGCCGCACAAAAAGGCAAGGCCGATAATGAACTGCAAGCTGCCCGGCGATTGAACGAGGCGTCTGAAGGCGGCGACGCTAAAGCGAGCCTGGCGATCCTTACGCACGTTCACGGTTGGCAACAAACTTCCAACGTCAACATAAATGTTGAACAGCGGATTAGCATCATATCCGCGCTAGAAGAAGCCAAGTCAAGGGTGATCGAAGGCAGTGCTACAATAGACGAAGCCCCCGAACGCATCAACGGTCGAGGGCTTCTTACCAATAACGATGAGGACACATCGCATGGCTACCAACATTCTAACGCAAGCGCGGCTTAAAGAACTCTTGCACTACAACCCTGCAACGGGGCTATTTACGTGGCTGCAAAACAAAGGTACTCAGCGCAAAAACGCTATTGCCGGTTCGCGGCGCGCTAAAGGTTACATTGAGATTAGCATCGACCGCAAATTACACCGAGCGCATCGGCTTGTGTGGTTGTACGAATACGGCTGTTTTCCCGATGGAGAGATTGACCATATAAACCGCGTTCGGTTTGACAACCGACGCGTTAATATCCAAGTAGCAACGCGCAGCCAAAACATGCAAAATAGCGGCTTAGGGCGTAATAACGTCTCGGGTCATAGAGGTGTTGGTTGGAATAAACAACACCAAAAATGGCGTGCGCGCATAAACATTAACAGCGTAAAAATTTGGCTTGGCAATTTTGATACTGTTGAAGCGGCGGTAGCCGCGTATACTAACGCTGCAAGTATTCACCACGCATATAGGCTGCAATGCAAAAGCCAATCTACTCCACCATAGACGAAGAAAAATTGATGGTGGAGCTGTGGTCGCCCGCGCTTGCGGACGACCCCGAAGCGTTTGTGTTGTTTGCCTTCCCGTGGGGCCAGAAGAACACACCGCTGCACAAGTTCCGTGGCCCGCGCAAATGGCAACGCGAGGTGCTGCGCGACATTAAGGCGCACATTGCAGGGAACAAGGGCAAGATCCAAATGGACACCCTGCGGGAAGCGGTGTCATCAGGACGCGGGATCGGCAAGTCGGCCTTAGTCTCTTGGCTGGTGCTGTGGATGCTGACCACCCGCATCGGCGGCAGCGTCATCATCAGCGCCAACTCGGAAAGTCAGTTACGGTCGGTGACTTGGGCCGAGCTGACCAAGTGGGCGGCGATGACCATCAACAACCATTGGTTTGAGATCAGCGCAACCAAGCTGGTGCCGGCGCAGTGGTTGTGCGAGCTGGTCGAGCGCGACCTGAAGAAAGGCACACGTTATTGGGCGGCAGAGGGGAAGCTCTGGTCGGCAGAGAATCCAGACAGCTACGCCGGTGTCCACAATCAAGACGGCATGATGTTGATCTTCGATGAGTCCAGCGGCATACCCAATCCGATATGGGAAGTCGGTGCCGGGTTCTTTACTGAGAACACGCCGGATCGCTATTGGTTTGCTTTTAGCAACCCGCGCCGCAACGAAGGCTACTTCTTTGAGTGCTTCCACGCCAAACGGGCGTTTTGGAACACCCGCAGCGTAGACGCGCGCACCGTTGAGGACACCGACAAGCAGGTCTACGAGCAGATTATTGCAGAATACGGCGAGGATTCGCCGCAAGCCAAGGTCGAGGTGTATGGGGAATTCCCCGACGCGGGCGAGGATCAGTTTATTAAGCCCATGCTGGTCGAGGATGCCATGCACCGCGAACGCTGGAAGGACACCACGGCACCGATCGTATTAGGCATCGACCCGGCCAGAGGCGGCGCTGACTCGACCGTGCTGGTGGTGCGCCAAGGGCGCGACATTGTGGCGATCAAACGCTACTCGGGCGAGGACACCATGACCATCGTCGGACGGGTAATCGACGCCATCGAGGAATTCAAACCCACGCTGTCGATTATCGACGAAGGTGGCCTGGGTTACGGCATACTTGACAGGCTGACAGAGCAGCGTTATAAGGTACGCGGGGTAAACTTTGGCTGGAAGGCCAAGAACTCCATTATGTGGGGCAACAAGCGGGCTGAAATGTGGGGCACCATGAAGGAATGGCTGAAAACAGCATCCATTCCGAGCGACCGTCAGCTAAAAGCCGATCTGGTTGGCCCCATGAAGAAGCCTAACAGCAGCGGCACCATTTTCCTTGAGGGGAAAAAAGAGATGCGTAGTCGTGGATTGGCCTCACCGGACGCTGCTGACGCGCTAGCCGTCACTTTTGCCTTCCCCGTTGCACACCGCGAGTATCGCGAAGCAACCCGGCGCCCCGCGTCATCCCACGCCAGCGTAACCAACTCTTGGATGGGTTCCTAACATGCCCCTCGTCAAATCAAAATCACCCGTTGCCTTTCGCAAGAACATCAAGGCAGAAGTAGCCGCCGGAAAACCAATAAAGCAAGCGGTGGCGATAAGTTACGCGGTCAAGCGCGCTGCGGCGGCTAAAAAGAAAGGCAAGTAGTGGCATATCAAGACACAGGCATTAACGAAGCGGGCGCAGTCTCGTCAGGCGGCACTAAGTCTGACCGTGACAACGGCGAGATGCTGGCGACCATGCGGACGCGCCTGACGATGGCAATCGCCGCGTATTCGGATAGCCGTGAGGACGAGCTGGACGACCTGCGCTTTCGTGCTGCATCACCAGATAATCAATGGCAGTGGCCCGCTGACGTGCTGGCAACCCGCGGCTCGGTGCAAGGCCAGACGATCAACGCCAGACCTTGCCTGACCATTAATAAGCTGCCGCAGCATGTGCTGCAAGTGACCAACGACCAGCGCCAGAACCGGCCCAGTGGCAAGGTAATACCGGCTGACGACAAGGCCGACATTGAAGTGGCCGAAATATTCAACGGTCTGGTGCGGCACATCGAGTATATCTCGGACGCGGACGTGGCCTACGACACCGCGTGCGACAACCAGGTCACCTTCGGTGAGGGTTACTTCCGCATCCTGACCGAATACTGCGACGACAACACGTTTGAGCAGGATTTGCGGATTGGGCGCATCCGCGACAGTTTTAGCGTCTACATGGATCCCACAATCCAAGATCCCTGCGGTTCGGACGCCGAATGGTGCTTCATCAATCAAGAAATTACCAAAGACGAATACGAACGCGAGTTTCCCAATGCCGCGACACTCTCAAGCCTGCAATACGGCGTGGGCGACGGGCAGTTAAACGCGTGGATTAACCAAGACACGGTAAGAATCGCGGAATACTTCTACATCAAGCATGAAGCCAAGAAGCTCAACCAATACCCCGGTGGAATGACCGCAATAGCGGGGTCGCCCGAGGCCAAACAGATTGAAATGATGGGTTTGGCTGCAACAAGAACCCGAGATGTGGACGTTCGGACGGTCAAATGGTGCAAAACCAACGGTTTTGAGGTGTTAGAAGAACGCGATTGGGCGGGCAAATACATCCCCGTTATCCGCGTAATTGGCAACGAATTTGAGATTGATGGTCGCATGTACGTCAGCGGGCTGGTGCGTAACGCCAAAGACGCGCAGCGCATGTATAACTATTGGGTTAGCCAAGAGGCCGAGATGCTGGCGTTGGCACCCAAGGCACCGTTTATTGGCTACGGTGGTCAATTTGAGGGTTACGAGCAACAGTGGAAAACGGCCAACATCAACAACTGGCCGTATCTGGAAGTCAATCCCGATGTGACCGACGGGCAAGGTGGCCCGCTGCCGCTGCCGTCAAGGGCGCAGCCGCCGATGGCCTCCAGTGGCCTCCTGCAAGCCAAGGCGGGGGCGTCAGACGACATTAAAAGCTCGACGGGGCAGTATGACTCCAGCTTGGGCGCCACCAGCAACGAACGCTCTGGGCGCGCCATCTTGGCGCGTGAAAAACAGTCGGATACCGGCACCTATCACTACGTGGACAACCTGGCGCGCGCCATTCGCTACGCCACACGGCAACTGGTTGATCTGATTCCAAAGATCTACGACACGCAACGCATCGCCCGCATCATTGGGCTGGACGGCGAAACGGATCAGGCTATGATTGACCCGACGCAACCGATGCCGGTCAAGAAGATTCAGAACGAGCAAGGCATTGTCATTAAGAAAATCTACAACCCCAACGTCGGCAAATACGACGTGGCGGTGACGGTTGGCCCAAGCTACATGACCAAGCGCCAAGAATCGCTGGACGCCATGAGCCAACTGCTGCAAGGCAACCCGCAACTGTGGGCGGTGGCCGGTGACCTGTTCATCAAACACATGGATTGGCCGGGCGCACAGGAAATGGCAAAACGCTTTGCCAAGACGATTGACCCCAAACTGCTGTCCGACGAGGACGATCCGGCATTGCAAGCGGCCAACCAGCAGATGCAGGCAATGGGGCAAGAAATGCAGCAGATGCAACAGATGCTGCAAAACGTCAGCCAGTCGATGGAAGCGCAGACGTTGAAGGTCAAAGAGTTTGAGGCCGAGGTTAAAGCCTACGATGCGGAAACCAAACGCATCAGCGCGGTGCAGGCCGGAATGAGCGAAGAACAGATCCAAGACATTGCAATGGGCGTGGTCGCGGCGGCAATGGAATCGCAAAGCATGATGAACCAGATGCCGGAGATGCGCGAAGAATCTATGCCTATGCAACCGGAACAAATGCCACCCGAAATGATGCCGCCTGAAATGATGCCGCCTGAAATGATGCCACCGCAAGGGATGCCACCGATGGGAGCGCCACAGTGAAATGCACCGACTTTTTAGGGATGCTGTTTTTGGCGCGAGATGTAGCGCACTCGGTACACCTCAACACCCGCAGCTACTCCAAGCATGTAGCCTTAAACATCTTCTACGAGCGCATTGTGAGCGCTGCCGACGACTTTGCCGAAGCCTATCAAGGGCGGCATGGTTTAATCGGCCCGATCTCGCTCATGTCGGCCAAGAAAACCGCCAACATCATCGAGTTTCTGGAAGATCAGTTGAAGGAAATTGAAGCGGCTCGGTATGATATTGTGGATAAGTCTGACAGTTCGCTGCAACAGCTCATCGACAACATCATTGAAGTATACCTTCGCACGCTCTACAAACTTCGCTTTCTTGCTTGAGGACAATCATGTCAGCCACCTATGAACGTATCACCGCATCGCATCAAATTAAAGTTGGGTTTACGGTTTTAAAAGGCATTTTTATTAGCGCCGCAAGCGCAACGCCAACCATTACCATTTACGATTCTGGCACCGCAAACACTTCTGACCCGATCATAATTGGCGTGTTTACCCCAACAGCGGCAACTAATCACACTTTTACCGCAAACGGCATAACGGCATCTAAAGGGCTTTACGTTGTTATATCGGGAACGGTAGCAGCAACACTCTTTTTTGAATAACCGTACTGGCGCGGTACGCCAGGGATTCTAAGGAATCAAGCCATGTCTGACGAAGTAATAGCGGAACAACCCGCGCCGGAACAGGCCGCAACGGCTGCGCCTGAACCCATAGCAAATGCGCCGGAAGCAGCAGAAGCATCCGAAGGTGACGTTAAGGAAACTCCAAAGGTATTTACCCAAGAGGATCTAGACGCAGCCATCGGCAAGAGGCTTGCAAGAGAACAAAGAAAGTGGGAGCGCGAAGCAAGGCAGGCCGAAGCACCAAAGCCTATCCCTGTGGAGCATGTAAAGCCGGAACAATATACGACGACCGAGGAATACGTTGATGCCTTGACGACTTCCAAAGCCGCGCAGATTGTCCAGCAGCAACAGTTTGCGAAACAGCAACAGGAATTGTTGGGGAACTATCACGACAAAGAAGAAGATGCGCGGAGTAAATACGAGGACTTTGAACAGGTCGCGTACAACCCCAAGCTACCGATCACCGATGTGATGGCCCAGACAATTCAAGCCTCGGATAACGGCCCCGATATTGCATACTATCTCGGCACAAACCCCAAGGAAGCTGACCGCATCGCCCGACTTCAACCGTTCTTGCAGGCAAAAGAAATAGGAAAATTGGAAGCGAAAATTGCTTCTGAACCCGTTACAAAACGCACATCCAGCGCACCTGCGCCGATTTCACCCGTTACAGCTCGCGGAAGTCAATCCAGCGGTTTTGATACCACCGACCCACGGTCAATTAAGACAATGACCACAAGCCAGTGGATCGAAGCTGAGAGAGCCAGACAAGTGAAAAAGCAGGAAGCTAGGAACCGCTAATTACTTTTTAGGAGTTTTTCATGGCTAACAGCCTACTGACCATTGATATGATAACGAGGAAGTGTCTCGAAATACTTGAGAACAACCTTGTCCTTTCACGTAACGTGAACAAAGAATACGACGACAGCTTTGCCGTCGAAGGTGCCAAGATTGGCTCGACCCTGCGGATTCGTCTGCCGGATCGTGCGCTGGTGACCGACGGCGCCGCCCTGCAAGTGCAGGACGACAACGAGCAGTACACCACGCTGACGGTTTCTAGCCAGAAGCACATCGGCATTAACTTTACCTCTGCCGAACTGACTATGCAGTTGGACGATTTCGCGGAACGTGTTTTGAAGCCGCGTATCAGCCAATTGGCGTCCAGTGTGGATGCTGACGTTGCCAACGCCTACAAGTCTATTTTCAACACCGTAGGCACTCCGGGCACCACGCCCGCCACCGCGCTGGTTCTGTTGCAAGCGCAGCAGAAGCTGAACGAGTCGGCGGCTCCCATGTCGCCGCGCTACGCGACTGTCAACCCCGCCGCTAACGCTGGCCTGGTCAACGGCATGACCGGTTTCTTTAACCCGACGGGCACGATTTCCCGCCAGTTCAAGACCGGCATGATGGGTGAGGGTGTTCTTGGCTTTGACGAAATGAATATGTCTCAGTCAATTGTCAACCACACCACGGGCAGTCGTGCGGGCACCATTCTGGTAAACGGTGCGGTTAGCACGCAAGGGCAAGCCACCATCAGCATTGACGGTCTTACCGGTGCAACTGACACGGTAACTGCTGGTGATGTGTTTACCATTGCTGGCGTGTATGCGGTCAACCCGCAGACCCGTCTTAGCACTGGTAGCCTGCAACAGTTTGTCGTGACTGCGGCGCAAACGGGTGCTGGTAATGCTTTGGCAAACATGGCTATCTCGCCGCCCATGTACACGGCCTCAAATGCGCTGGCAACCATTGATGCGTTCCCCGCTGACAACGCTGCGGTGACGTTCGTGGGAACCGCGTCAACCGTGTATCCGCAAAACTTGGTCTATCACAAGAACGCGATTACGCTGGCTACGGCTGACCTCTTGCTCCCGCAAGGTGTCGATATGGCTTCGCGTCAAGTGCATAACGGGATCTCGATGCGTATCGTGCGTCAATACGATATTAACAACGACCGTATGCCTTGCCGTGTCGATGTGCTGTATGGTTTCAACACCATTCGCCCACCGATGGCTTGCCGTATTTTTGGGTAATAGAATTGCTCCCGCCTAGCGCGGGGGCATCTTAATTTTTAGGAGAAACAATCATGGCACTTCCTTCAGTTGGTGGTGGCTATCAAAACACTGATGGCAATCAAAGCGAACAAACAATTGGCGTCCAAGCCGCGCAACAAACGGCAACTGCAACCGCAACCTTGACTGTTGCTCAAATCACCGGAGGTATTTTGGTGGGCAACCCGTCTACAACTGCGGCTTCCTACACTCTGCCGACGGCGGCGTTGATTGACGCAACGATGACCAACATGAAAACCAACAGCACGTTTAAGCTGACGGTAATCAATCTTGGCACCAGTACTGGCCTTATCACGGTGGTTGTTGGCACCGGCATTACTGCGGTAGGCAACTTGGTTGTTGCTATTACTGGCAGTGCGGCGGGTGTTAGCGGCGCGGCTGAGTTTCTGTTCCGCAAAACCGGCGACGCAGCGTACACCGTTTATCGCGTAGCTTAGTAACAACACCTCGCGGCGTAACAACCGCGAGGTGGTTTTTAAGGATTTGATATGGTCATCTACTTGCGGCATCCCGTTCACGGTAACAAGGTCGCTATTGCAGAGGCCGAAGCTGAAGCGGATGAAAAGAACGGTTGGGAACGCTTTGAACTGGGCGACCCCGAAAATGAAGTCAACGAATTAGCTAAACCTCGCGGCAGACCACGTAAGGAGCTTGCGGAATGACCACTACGGCTGGCGATCAGATCAACGGCGCGTTGCGGCTGATCGGTCAATTGGCCGAAGGCGAGACGCCATCGGCGGCAACGTCAGCCGACGCGCTGACCGCAATGAACCAGATGCTTGATAGCTGGTCGTCTGAGCGTCTGTCCGTGTTTTCAACGCAAGACCAAATATTTACTTGGCCTGCTAATACCGCAACACGCACTCTTGGGCCAACGGGTGATTTTGTTGGCAACCGTCCGGTATTGGTGGACGACTCAACGTATTTCCGCGACCCGTCAAACAACATTAGTTTTGGCATCAAACTGATAAACCAGGCGCAATACAACGGCATTGCGGTAAAGACCGTTACCAGCACCTACCCGCAGGTCATGTTTGTAAACATGACCATGTCCAATATAGAAATGACAATCTATCCGGTGCCGACTAAAGCGTTGGATTGGCACATTGTCAGCGTCAACGAGCTGGTCGAACCGGCTACGCTGGCGACCACGTTGGTGGTGCCGCCGGGTTACCTGCGGGCTTTTCGGTTTAACCTGGCGTGCGAGATCGCCGCCGAGTTTGGCGTTGAGCCACCGCCCCAAGTGCAACGGCTTGCGATGACCAGCAAGCGCAACATCAAGCGCATCAACAACCCCGACGACGTTATGAGCTTGCCGTATTCCATCGTGGCGACTCGCCAGCGGTTTAATATCTACAGTTCCAATTATTAGCGCGGATATTGGCTATGCTTACCTTTGACAAATCCTTTTGTGCCTTTAACCGCACGAAGCAAGCCTTTGCTTTTGTACGCGTTGATAGCGTGTTGGATGTTTTGCTGGTGCGTAAGCAGTTCCAAATTGTCAATGCAATTATTGGCTCGGTTAAGGTCTTTATGGTTGATTTCCAAGCGACCTTCAATAGGCCCAACAAAGGCTTCCCACAAAGCTCTATGCAGAGAAACCCTAGTGTATTTTCCATTTTTGCACGCAGCAAAACGCAAATAATGGTCAGAACCAGCGGGTGTTTTAACTTTTCGATATGCTGCATCGCCTTGCCATGTCTTTCCATTTTTAATCATACTGGCGGTGGCTATGCTAGTGCCAAGAAATCCCGCAACCTCACGAAGAAAAACGCCGTTTGCGAGCATTTGCTTTGCGATAGGGATTTTTGTGGCATCAAGTTTCTTAGCCCTGCCAACACGCCGCACGTTGGCAAAATTACTGATTTCGTAAAAACCCTCGTAACCAAAAACCGGCTTCCATATTTCCATTCTATATCTCCATTTAAGTTAAATAGAAGTATAGCATGACTTTTCAAGTTTACGGAGTTTACTAACATGGCTAATATCGCAATTTCTGCTCTACCCGTTGCCACTTCGCAAGCTGGCGCCGATGTGTTGCCGATCGTTCAAGCCACGACCAGCACAACAAAACAACTGTCGGTCACTAATCTGTTTACCAGCCCAACGCTGGTTACGCCTGCGTTGGGAACTGTTGCTAGCGGCAATATCAGTGCCTGCACCAGCACCTCGATGGCGTTGACCACGCCGGTAATCGGTGCGGCAACCGGCACTAGCCTTACTGCAACCGGCACGATCGTATCCACTGGCACTGCGGGTGTGGGTTATGCCACGGGCGCGGGGGGAACGGTTACTCAAGCCACCAGCCGCACCACGGGCGTGACGTTGAACAAAACGTCAGGTGCAATTACCCTGTTCAGCGCAGCAGGAACAACGACGGCGGCAACCTTTACGGTGACGAACAGCACCGTGGCGGCAACGGATGTGATTATTCTCAATCAAAAGTCAGGCACCGACCTTTACGATTTGATGGTCACCGCGGTGGCCGCGGGTAGTTTCAACATCACATTCCGCACGACCGGCGGCACCACCACAGAAACCCCTGTTTTCAATTTTGCAGTCATCAAAGCGGTCACGGCGTAATTGAAAACGCCCATCCTTGGCGGCAGCTATGTCGCTCGGTCAATCAATGCGGCAGATAACCGCATGGTCAACCTGTTTCCCGAAGCGATACCGGAAGGTAGCGGCGGGAAAGAGGCGGGCTTCCTGCTGCGGTGTCCTGGCCTACGCTTGGTGGCAACGGTTGGCGATGGCCCAATTCGCGGCTTGTGGGTAACCAATGGCGTGGCCTATGTGGTGTCCGGTAGTGAGTTCTACAGCCTTGACACCAACTGGACGGCAACACTAATTGGCACCGTATCCGGCACAGGGCCGGTCAGCATGGCCGACAACGGCACGCAGCTATTCATTGCTTGCAACCCCCTCAGTTACATCTACAACACGTCCACAGCCGTGTTTGGGCAGATTACAGACGTAGATTTCCCTGGTGCGGGATCTGTGGGCTACCTTGACGGTTACTTTGTATTCAACGAACCGGATTCGCAAAAGTTTTGGGTAACCAGCCTGCTTGATGGCACCTCGATTGATCCGTTGGACTTCGCCAGTGCCGAAGGCTATCCCGACAACGTAATTGCGCTAATCGTAGACCACCGCGAAATATTCCTGTTTGGGAATAATAGCGTTGAGGTTTGGTATGACGCTGGCACACCCGACTTCCCACTGGCGCGGATTCAAGGCGCGTTTATGGAAGTGGGCTGCGCCGCTGCGTATTCTGTTGCCAAACTGGACAACAGCGTGTTCTGGCTAGGATCGGATGCCCGAGGCCGTGGGATCGTTTATCGAGCGAACGGTTACACGCCAGCGCGAATTTCAACCAATGCGGTTGAATACGCTATCCAGAGCTATGGCAACATTACGGATGCGATTGCCTACACCTATCAGCAAGACGGCCATCCGTTTTACGTGCTGATATTCCCCTCGGCACAGGCCACGTGGGTGTATGACGTATCCACGCAATTGTGGCACGAACGCGCTGGTTTTGAAAACGGGCAATTTGTCCGGCACCGCAGCAACTGCCAAATGTCGTTTAACAGCGAGGTTGTGGTTGGAGACTACGAGGACGGGCGGGTATACGCCTTCGATCTAGACGTTTACGCCGATGACGACCAGATTCAGAAGTGGCTGCGGTCGTGGCGGGCGCTGGCTACGGGCCAGAATAACCTTAAGCGCACCGCGCACCACAGCCTACAGCTCGACGCTGAAACGGGTGTTGGGCTTAACGCTTACCCCGCTTACGATGGTGAAGATTTAGCCACCGAATCCGGCGACATTATTGTGGCCGAGTTTGTGCAGGGGTATCTGACCACGCAAGCCGGTGACCAGTTAGTCACCGAGGCCGGTGACGGTAACGAACCGCTGGTGACTCAAGTGCAACCCGCCGAGGATTACAACGGTTATGCGCTAGAAACCATAGCCTATGATGCCGCGCCGGGTTACGATCCGCAGGTCATGTTGCGTTGGTCGGATGACGCAGGGCATACCTGGTCAAACGAACACTGGAACTCAATGGGCAAGATCGGCACCTACGGCACCCGCACCATCTGGCGGCGACTTGGCATGACCGAAAAGATCCGCGACAGGGTTTATGAGGTGTCCGGCACCGATCCGGTGAAGATCGCCATCATGGGCGCTGAATTGTTTGTCACGCCGACGAGTAGCTAGTGGCCGAACTCAACATCACCAATATCCCCGCGCCTCGGGTGCCGTTTGTAGACGAGCGCACCGGCCTCATGGCGCGGGAATGGTATCGGTTCTTTCTCAACCTGTTTGTCCTGACCGGCAGCGGCAACAACCCCATCACGCTGGAAGAACTGCAACTTGGGCCACCCAACCAGCCTGACCTAGCCGAGCTGCTTATCCAGATCAACCAGAACATCGCCCCGCAGTATGAGGATCAGTCGGGCGACTTCTTGGCTACCCTTGACACCGCGCAACTGATGTCCATGATGTCGCGGTTTGAGAACGCTGAAGCGGCTATCCAAGGGGCTTACCTCCAGCCGGTTGTGCAGACCGGCACCATTGCCAACTACAACCTCGACAACAACCCCACGGCGGGCGGCATAGTCTACGGCACTGGCCCCGCGTTAGCGGTCAGTGCAGCAGGCACATTGGGCCAGGTGCTGACCAGTGCAGGCGCCGGAACACCGACATGGGCCGCCGCTGCGGCGGGCACTGTGTCTAGCGTGTCGGTGGTGTCGGCCAACGGTCTGGCCGGAACGGTAGCCACCGCAACCACAACCCCGGCAATCACACTGTCCACAACCGTCACCGGACTGTTGAAAGGCAACGGCACTGCAATCAGCGCAGCGGCCAGCGGCACAGACTACGCACCGGCAACCAGCGGCACCTCGATCCTCTACGGCAACGGGGCTGGCGGGTTTAACAACGTCACTATTGGCACCGGCGTTGCCTTTACCGCCGGAACGCTGTCTGCGACCGGCTCGGGCGGCACTGTCACCAGTGTGGCGCAATCGTTTACCGGTGGTTTGATCTCGGTTGCTGGCTCACCAATTACCACATCCGGCACGTTGGCCTTGACGGTTGCAGGCACCTCTGGCGGTGTTCCTTACTTTTCCAGCGCGTCAACCTGGGCAACATCGGCTGCGCTCACGGCCAGTGCGTTGGTGGTCGGCGGCGGCGCTGGCGCTGCACCGGCAACAATTACGACCGGCACCGGCGTGGTTACGGCACTCGGGGTCAATACCGGCACCGCTGGCGCGTTTGTGGTGAACGGCGGCGCTCTTGGCACACCGTCTAGTGGCACCGTCACCAACCTAACCGGCACCGCAAGCATCAACATCAACGGAACGGTGGGGGCTACAACAGCGAATACTGGCGCGTTTACGACGCTGAGTGCTACGAAGCCTACAACTATTGGAGATGTAATTACATTTACGTCTGGTGCCGCAAGCTCCAAGACCGGTTATTTGTATGTCAGCACTGCTTCCGTTGTATTGTCTGGTGCGGCTAATGGCGGCTCTGGAATGTGTAACATTGCTCTCTCTGCTACAGGCTTGACTTTATACGGGCCAGACCAAACAAAAACTGCCGTGTTGAATAACACCGGCCTTGCTGTCACCGGAACGCTGAGTGCGACAGGAACAATCACTCCTTCTCAAACAGCCGGTATTGTTGGCACAACAACAAACAATGCCGCACAAGCAGGTAGCGTTGGGGAATATATAAGCGCAACTTTAGGAGTTGCATCAGGAACATCAATAACTAGCGGCGCTGGTAAAAATATCACAAGTATTTCATTAACTGCTGGCGATTGGGATGTTTGGGGCCGGCTTGGGGTATATAACGCTACAGCGGCAACATGGACCTATCTTTATGGTGCTATTTCAACAACATCAGGTAGTTTTGGAACTGAAGATTATGCGGTGGATAAGCCAGATGGCGCATCAGTTGCGTTGGCATATTTTCAGTTTGTAGTGCCACAACAAAGGATTAGTTTGGCATCAACAACAACAATTTATCTTGTGTGCAGCCCTGGTTTTGTTGGTGGAACAGGCGTTATTGGTTTTGGGTCAATCAGCGCAAGGCGGCGAAGATGAAATACGCAATTGTTAGAGATGATGGGGCGACAGAAATTCGTGAGGATGAATATCCGTTGCAAGACAATGCAATTGTTTTATCAGACGAGCAACACGCGCAACTTATGAGCGGCAGATACATTTTGCAAGACAATAAAATTGTTGCAAATTCAAATTTCAGAAAATTAGGAATGTAAAATGCCCCTTACCAAAATTAACTTTAATCAAATCAAAGGCACTTCTATCAATGTCTTTGATTACATGACCGCTGCACAAATATCGGATGTGCAAGCGGGTAGTCTTTCCGTAGATGTGACTGCGGCTATTCAAGCCGCTGTGGACTATGCAACATCTACGCAGCTAGTTACAAACACAACGGGCGCGGCTGGTAGACCCAAAGCGTCTATCAGCAACATAATTTTTCCAAAAGGAAAATACAAAATTAGTGATGAAATCACTTTTGGCGGTGTGCCAGATTATGTGAATGTGCTTTCGTTTGACAACGCTTACATAAGCCAATCAAACGCTGCTAAGTCTACGTTTGTTTATCCTGATTCGTACATCAATCGTGTTCAAGGCATATATTTTAATGGTGGTGTTTCGTCCATTAAAATTAGCGGGATAAATAGGGATGCGGGTCGATTCATAATTATGGATTGCGACTTTCAAAAAACCACAAGTTTTGCAATCAATGTATTTGATACGCCGCCATTTGTAGGACATCAAAGCGCAACGGTACACATTTGGGATTGTCGTGCCGTAAATTGCGCCCAGTTTTTGAGAGCATCATCTGATGACACTTGGGTAAACAATGTCTGGGTGGAAGTGGATAACACTTCAACCATGGCGGCAAACACGGCGTTTATTGAAAACCGTGCGGGTGTTTTGCATTTGGATAAATTGGAAGGCATACCCGCTATTGGAACGTCAGGTTCTGGCAGACCAGTAGGGGTGCGCTGGATTGACAATTACAGCAAGATTGTGGCAAACGAATGCCGCTTTGGTGGTGAAGATGCTGGCATTCCAATCGTATATAACTATGTTGGTGTTGCACAAACATCACCGTATGCTGATGGTGGGTCAATCATTATCCGCAACAGTCAGATTGCATCTGGCCCAGTGGCACAAGCTGATAGCTGTGTAATTTATTGTGCGACCGAAATTCCGCAATACATCACCATCAAAGATTGTTATGGTCAAAGCAGCACACCAATGGTTATTGCCAGTGCTGTATCGCCAAATTTAATTACTTATTTGGCAAATCAAACATCGCTATACCCATACTCAAGAAGGATTTTCCAGATTGAGCCAAACATGGTTGCGCCTAATGCGTATTTGCCAGCAGAGTTGCAAAAATACACAATACAAAACACCTTTGCGGCAACGCAATTAAACACATCACAAGTTTTAGGCGCAACGTATGATGGTGTTTATTCAAGTGGCGCAAGCACAGTTACATTTGACACTTACATTGCATTTAATACTGGTGTTTATTATTCTTACATTACTGGATACACACCAGCGGGATATGGATATGGGTCGGTTTATGAAATGTATTTGGCAATAGACCCAAATGCACCGTCAACAGCGTCATATAGAAACATTTTGGCAGGATTAATTATTGTAGATACTGGTTTTACGGGTGGCGCAATAAAACAAGAAATATCGTATGTGCCATTAGCAAATGTGACGGGGACAGCCTCTACGCCAGCCACTGTTGCGGTATATTTTAAAACTGAAGGTGGCGGCACATCAGCAGTATCAAATGACGGCACAACAAATAAATGGATTCAGATTGTAATTGGTAGCGTGTCTAATGATCCGGGTGTGCAATACACAATGCGTTTGGTTAAAAAACTGTAACTAAGCTAACGAGGTAATAACTATGGCTACAATTTCACCCGTTCCATTTTTACAGTTTATAGACGCTAACGGTAATCCGTTATCTGGCGGCAAACTGTATACATACGCCGCAGGCACCACAACACCGTTAGCGACCTACACCACCAATGCAGGAAATATTGCCAATGCTAATCCGGTTATTTTGGACTCGGCTGGCCGCGCTTCTGTTTGGCTTGGGGGCGGTTCGTATAAGTTCGTGCTGAAAGACTCAACCGACGTTCTGGTTTATACAACCGACAACATCAGCAACTTAGGCGCAGGAGCAATGCAACCCGCTGTGGTTGCCACGCAAGGGCAAACGGTGGTTACTGTTTTGCCATATTTAATGGGCGGCAGCGCAATTGTGGCGGTCAACGGTTTGACTGAAGAATACAACGTGGCGTATACCGAAACTAACAGCACCACGATTACGTTTGTTTCGCCTGGGCTTTCCGTTGGCGACCGAGTAACCGTAAGGAGTATGTAGACATGATGATTCAACTGCTCAAATCCAAAACCGTCTGGTTCGCCATCCTGATTGCGGTGTTGTCCGTCGTGCAGGGATATGTCGCGCTGCTGCCGGTCACGCCGGTGCAGCAGATGCTTGTCGGCATGGTCATTTCGGTGGCGGTGCTAGTCCTGCGGCTCGTCACCACGCAACCTATTTTGGAGAAATAACATGACCGTAACCGTAAAAGTTCTTATCCCCGCCAAGACCGCAGAGGCGACCCAGACCACGCAATACACGGCCACCAACGTCACCACAATTATCGACAAGTTCACGGCGACCAACTACAGCGCAACGGCGGCGACCTTGAGCGTGAATCTGGTCACTGCGGCTGACACGGCGGGCAATCAGAACCTGATTACCAAGACCAAGACGCTGGCGGCGTCTGAGGTATATACTTTCCCCGAGATTGTCGGCCAGGTGCTGATGGCAAGCGGGTTTATCTCCACCATCGCGGGCACTGCGTCAGCCATCAACATTCGCGCTTCAGGGCGGGAGGTGTCGTAATGAACACTTTGGCTAAACCAAACAAACATGCAAAGGATTAGATCATGGGTTGGCTAAGTGATTTTGTCAGTGACCCCGTTGGCACCACTATTGATACGGTATCAAATGTTGTCAGCGATCCGTTAGGTTCTATTGACCGCGCCACTAGAGGCGTCGGCGATACACTAGAACAAGCTGCGCCGTACATACTTGCGGCGGTGGCGATGTATTATGGAATACCGGCAAGCTCGGTAGGTGCTGCGGAAATAGCTGGCGCAGCGGAAGCGGGGGCAATTACCGCTGCCGACGTAGCCGTAGCGACCCCGTATATAGATGCTGGTGCAATCACCGGCACCGCGTTAGACGCGGGCGCTGCTGGCGCTGCCGCAGGCACGGCGGGGATTGTGGCCGGCGACGCCTACATGCCGGGATTGCTAACTGGCGCAAACCCCGCATCGGCAGGTCTGATACAACAATTGTCTACTTTGACGGGTTTGTCAACGTCGGCAATTGAACGCTTGGGTGGCGCGGCTATTAGCAGCTTGGCAAGCGGGTTTGGCGCAAATCAATTGGGCCAAGCCAGCATGGACGCGGCAAATCGGTTAGCCGCATCCAACCAGAGCGCAACGCAATTGCAATCTCGGATGTACGAAGATCAAGTTGCTCGGCAACAACCGTTTTATCAAGCGGGGTTAAATGCGCTACCGGCCTACACGCAAGGCGTGATGCCTGGTGGCAATCTGGTGCGACCGTTTGCCGAATCGGATTTTAAAACCGATCCCGGCTACGGTTTCCGCATGTCTGAAGGCATGAAAGCCCTTGACCGCAGCGCCGCCAGCCGTGGCGGGCTGTTGTCCGGTGCTACCTTAAAAGGTGCCGAACGGTTTGGGCAAGACATAGCGTCGAACGAATACAACAACGCTTACAACCGCTATGTTGGCAATCAGGCTACGCAGCGCAACGCGTTGGCCGGTTTGACGGGCTTTGCCCCGACAGCGGCGCAACAGATTGGTGCGGCGGGCACCAACTACGCAACCAACGTAAACAACCTTGCAACCAACACGGCAACTAATTACGCCAACGCCGATCTGACCGGCGCGGCTGCACGACAGTCGGCCTACATGGGTGCGGGGGGCGCGTTTGCAAATGCGTTAACCCCAAATCCGTTGAACGCTTATCTCAATAAACAATTGGGGCTGGGGGCATAATGGCTGACATTAATTTCGGTATCCTCGACACGCAAATGCCGGGCCGCATCGCGGCAATTCCGCAGCAGCAGCAGGCACAGCAAGCGCAGAACGCCATGCAGTTCATGCAACTTCAACAGTCAATGCAGCAGAACGCTTTGGCAAAAGCCAAGATGGAAGAATACACGCGCGGCACCGCAGAGAAGAACGCGCTACGTGGGCGCATGACGCAACCGGGGTTTAATATCTATGACCCCGCGCACCAAGCGGAAATAATGAGTCTTTCGCCCGAGCTTGCGCCGGGGATCATAAAACACGCGCTAGACGTAGAAACGGCAAAATCTACAACCGCAAAAAATGTGGCTCAAACGGGCGTTGCACAAGCGGGCATTACAAAAGCCAAACGTGACTTTGGAAATGAAGCGCGCCGCAGTTTGTCGTTTAATCCGTCGGATGCCAACATAACGGCGTGGAATGAAGATGCCGTTAAACGCGGATTTATTACGCAACAGGAAGCCGATCTAGAAGTTCAAGACATGCTACGTGTGCCATTGGATCAGCGCAAAGCCATTTTTGAACGGGCTGGCGCGCCTGCGCCCACACCGCAACAACCGCGCCAGCCTAACTTGGCAACGGATCTGTTGATTCCCGGCCCGAACGGTACGATGGTGCCTAATACCGCGCTTATTGGCGTAAGAACCGGATTGGCAGCGGCGGGGCGTCCAGCAGGAACTACCGTCGTAATGCCGCCGTTAGAAAAATCCGAACAACAAGAAAAAGGCAAACTTAACGTAAAAGTTTACGGTGATATTGCTGGCACCGCTGATCGCGCTAGGAAAATATTGCCGGCGCTAGAAACTTCGGAAGCTATCCTTAACAATGGTTTTAAAACCGGTTTTGGCACCGATGTGCAAACACAAGCAGCGCGGGTTCTTAGCTCGCTTGGCGTACCTGAAGCGGATAAATACGCAACAAATTCACAACTGTTTTTGGCGCAAGGTCGTCAAGCATTGCTTCAACGTCAGCTTGAACAAAAAGGCGCGCAGTCTGAAGGCGACGCGCAACGTATCAATCAAACATTTATCCAATTGGGGAATACGCCCGAAGCAAACAAATTTTTGGTGGCTACAGCTAAAGCGCAAGCTAAACAAGACATTGAACGGCAAAAGTTTTACGGCGATTGGTGGTCTAAGAGTAAGACATACGAAGGTGCCGAAGAAGCATGGCTGGCGGGAACTGGCGGTAAATCATTGTTTGACCGTCCGGATATGAAATCTTTTGCGCCAAAAACGCCGCAATCAGATATTTCATCTGCTGCCGCCGCCGAACTTGAGCGGCGTAAAGGAAAGTCGAGATAATTATGGCGCTTGACCTAACTAAGTTATCCGACGCGGAATTAGCGGCAATTGCATCCGGTGATATGTCATCGCTATCTGATGCTACGCTAACCCTGTTGGCTAAACAGAATACCGAAATACCCGCCGAACGTCGGCCGCCGCCTACAATGGCGGTGGTGACCAGCGCGCCATATAAAGCCCTAGGCGGTGCGGCAGACGTATTACTTAATGCGCCGCAAAACGTAGTAAATTTAGCCAAAATGGGTGCTGGCACTTTGGCAACTGCCGCAGGATACCCAAATTTAGCGCCGGAAGTAACCGCACCGCCGGAACGCGTTACCAACATGCTGCGTAGCGCGGGGTTAATTAAACCCACTGAAAATATGACCCCCGCGCAAAAAGTATGGGATGTTGCGTTGCAGTCCGCAACCGGCGGTATGCTATCGCCAGCTCGTACCGGTGCAGAATTGCTTCGTAGCGGCGGTTTAGGTCTTATCAGCGGCGCAACCGGGCAAGGCGTTGCTGAAGCTACGGATAGCCCTATCGCAGGTGTTTTAGCTTCTATGGCTGCGCCGACCGCACTGGCCGTTAAAAATCAAATGCGCCAACCGGCGCAAATGGCCGCACAACAACGCAACGCCGAACGCGATGCAACCATACGCGCAGCGCAAAAAGAAGGTTTTTTAGTCACCCCGGGTAGCGTTAGCCCATCCACGCAAAATGTGCTGCTAGAGCGCATAGGTGGCAAACAACGCACAGAACAAACCGCCGCGTCGCATAACCAAGATGTAGCGGATAAATTAGCGCGTCGCGCCGTAGATTTGCCACCAAACGAGTCGCTTACTTCGGAAAAAATGCAGGCAATTCGTAATCAAGAGTTTACCAAAGGATACGCGCCGCTAGAGAGAATTGGGCCTGTAGCTGCGGATAACGCTTACCTAACTAATTTAGCTGATATTGAAAATAAATACCTTGGTGCATCGCGGTCTTTTCCCGGCACCGTATCCGATTCAAGTAACCAAGCCATACGAAAAATGGTAGACGATCATTTGGTTTCATCTTTTGATTCAAAACACGCGCTTCAAGAAATTAGAGCCTTACGCGATCAAGCTAGCAAAAATTTCACCGCAAAAGAAACCGGATTAGCTAAAGCGCAAATAGATGTAGCGAACGCATTAGAAGCGCAGATAGAACGGCAGCTTATTGCGTCCAACACCCCAAACGCAAAAGATATGCTCGCACAATTCCGCGCTTCACGCGAAAAAATGGCAAAAGCGCATAACATCGAAGAAGCAATTGTTGAGGGCGGCGGCAGTATTAACCCTCAAACTTTGGCTGCAATGTTGCAACGGGGCGAAAAATTAACCGGCGATCTAGCTGTTATCGCGCGGTTTGCCAACATAGCTAAACCCGTAATGAAACGCCCAGGTTCTATGGGCACACCTGCTGCCGGTTCAGTGTTAGGCACCGGCACAGGTTTGGCTGGCGCGGGGGCGGGGATAGCTGGCGCGCCGTTTATGGGAATAGACCCAGTGACCGGGTTTCTTTTAGGCACGGCGGCCACAATGGCACCCGAAGCAATGCGCGCTGCTGCGCGGAAATATTTACTGTCCAATGCGGGGCAAAACCGCGCGCTACCTAATTATGGTGCTAATGCGCCTATGTCACCGGCGCTACGCAACGCGCTAATTGGCTTGCCGGTAGCTCAAGAAAACCAAAACAGATTGGCACCCCAATAATGGCAACCTCTACCGAACTCGACGTTCGCCTGACCTCGCACGAAGCGGTGTGCGAGCTGCGCTATGAATCTATCAGCGCAAGGCTTAAGCGAATTGAGCATATCGGCATTACTGCGGCGGGTGCCATCATTATGTTACTACTACATCTTGTGACAAAGGCTACGTAAATGGATACCTTTGATATGCTGGTGAAGGCTTGGCCGATCTTGCTGGCCCTGATCACGCTTATCATTGTGCTGTCAAAGATTGACCTACGCGTTGCTGTAATCGAAGAAAAGATCAAAACGCTGTTTGAGCTATGGAACAAAAGGGGTGATAAATAATGTTTCCTCTCGGCGCTATCCTAGACATCGGTTCCAAGCTGGTCGATAAGTTTTTTCCCGATCCGCAGCAAGCTGAACAGGCCAAGTTGAAGCTGTTGGAGATGCAGCAGACCGGCGAACTGGCGCAGCTTGCGGCGGCAACCGATTTGGCTAAATTGCAAATCCAGACCAATATGGAAGAAGCTAAAAGCACCAATTGGTTTGTGGCTGGATGGCGTCCGTTTGTCGGTTGGATATGCGGCGCTGGTTTGGCGTATGTGGCAATCTTTGAACCAGTAGCGCGGTTTGTCGCAAAAGTTTTTTTCAACTATGCTGGCGATTTTCCGGTTATAAATACGGATTTGACCATGCAAGTATTGATGGGTGTGCTTGGACTTGGGGCAATGCGTTCGGTTGAAAAAGTCAAAGGTGGAGAGGGCAGCAGATGAAAGACAAGCTAACCTTTATTGTTACCACAATGGTCAGTTTTACGTTGTGCGTGGTCATCGGCGGCATGGTGTTTGCGCTGTGCTACGGTCTGTTTGATAAAGACGTAAACAACGACGATATATTTGCGCTGCTCGGGCCAGCGTTTCAAACGATTGTCGGCGGGTTCATCGGACTGCTGGCAGGAATAAAATTCTCAAATGCAAACGAGGGTAACGATGTTAAGTAACTTCCCCGCATCACTGGCGCTGATCCTAAAATCAGAAGGCGGCTTTGTAAATCATAAAAATGATCCCGGCGGCATGACAAACCTCGGCGTGACGCGCAATGTTTGGAGGGAGTGGGTAAATCGAGATGTTGACGAGGCCGAGGTGCGAGCCTTGACGCCCGAGCTGGTGACGCCGCTCTACAAACAGCGATACTGGGATGCCTGCAAGTGCGACGATCTGCCCCGAGGCGTGGATTATGCGGTGTTTGACGCTGCGGTGAACATGGGGCCCGGACGCGCCGCAAAGCTGTTGCAAGCGGCGCTAGAGGTAAAAGCTGATGGCAGTATCGGCAGGGCCACGATCGCTGCTGCGACCGCTGCCGATCCGGTTGAGCTGCTGGAGGCGTTTAGCCTGGGTAAGGAAGCGTTTTACCAAAGCCTGCCGACTTTTGCGACGTTCGGCAAAGGTTGGCTTAACCGTGTGGCGCACGTGCAAGATGCGGCAGAGGGGATGATGGGTTAGATTGAATTAGTATCTCGCGGTCGGTCATCGCATCACCAGCACTGTGCAGATAATGACCAACACGACAACCACCAAGCCGATCCTGCCGCAGTCGGCAAAGCCTTCTGAATACCCTTCGTCGTAATCATTCCAGTTACCCATAAATCCTCCGATCTTTTACCGCCAGAAAAGATACGCTCTTTCGCTCAAAGCAGCTTTTGCATTTCCATATCCGGCGCGTGCCTTTTGTGATCTTGACAAGTTTGTAGCCTGCCTCCCGTCGGCAGGACTGGCAGACGGGGGCGATCATCGCCGGGCCTTCTTCACGTTGTTAAGCCCCAACACTTGTATCTCATAGCGGCGCATCGTGGCAGACACGTCGGTGTGCGCGACTGGCGTCGGCACAAACTTATTGTTGGCATCGACGACGTAGATGTTACGGCTGCGGAGATACGCTATGGCGGCGTCTAGCTTCGTGGTTAGGTTCGTTTCCATTTGGTCGTTGCCTCCTTAAAGAGTTCGATCCGTTCCCGCGTAACCCGCAGGCTGTTATACCGCTGGTGCAGACGCTCCAACACCACGATACGCCGTAGATTGGCGCGCTCCTCATTCAACATATCCAGCACCTCGGCTTCGGTCTTGGTGCCAAGCGTGTGGTTCAGCTCACGCCAGGTTAGCTTTTGTGTTTTCAATTTGTTCCTCCAGTTTGGCGATGGTTCGCATCACCTTAATTAACCCGCGCTTGGCGACCGCATACTGTCGTTCTCGAATCACCAGTTCCCGTAATGCAACCTTCAGTTTGGCTTTCGCCTGTTCTTGCCTTGTCATTTATTTGCTCCTTGCAAATGCGCCGTGAAATTTATCTCTGGCTTCCGTAGCGACAAGTTCTGCCAATTCAAAATCGCTAAAGAAACCAATATGCTTGCGGGTCTTATTTACTCGTAAAACAACGCGCCATTTTTTAGTCTGTTTGTACCATTGAACATTCTTTGCCCCAGATATGCTATCTGCGCGCAAACGAGCGTTGTACTGATTTTCAGTTCTAGTCGCTGCGCGTAAGTTCTCTACGCGGCTATTGTTGGGGTTAGCGTCAATGTGGTCTATCTCATCAGGCAACCAACCATAGTGATATAGAAATACAAGCCGGTGCAAATAATAAATGTGATCGTCAATGTGTATGGTTCTGCGCCCATTTTTTAGCCCGCACCCTGCTAAATCACCGACGTGGACGCAATGCGAGCGAGAAATTTTCCAGTATAAAAGCCCATCAGCGTAAGAAAATAAATGCTGCAAATACTGTTGTGTAATCATTTTAGAGAATCCATCGCTAGGTCAGATAAAGAGCGTTTGTCGTGCAATGCTACGTAAATCTTTTCGTCTACCGTGTCCTCGGTCAGCAGGACGTAAACCCACACCGCGTGCCGCTGGCCGCTGCGGTGTAGCCGCCCGATGGTCTGCTCGAACAGTTCCAGCGACCACGGCAACGACAGGAACACCATGTGACAGCCACCGAATTGCAGGTTGAGGCCGTGGCCCGCCGACTTCGGGTGCGCCAGCAGCAGCTCGACCTTACCGGCGTTCCAACGCTCGATGGCGTCCGGTTCGTCCAGCGTCACCGCACGCGGGTAGCGGCGCTGTAGTTCGGCCAGTTCCTCTTGGTATTGGTAGGCGATGATCGTGTTGGCGTGCTGGTTCTCTGTTAGCAGGTCGTCCAGCAGTTCAAACTTGTGGTCGGAAAACCACACCGGCTTTTGCGTCACGATGAACTTGCCGGGTCTGGTCGGATGTGGCTTTTTCGTCGTGTCGTAGACGAAGCCGCTGCTCATCTGTTGCAGCTTGCCCGTCACCACACCGGCGTTCGCGGCGATGGCCTGGGCGTCGGGGAACTGCACCATGAAGTCCTTTTTCATGGTCTTGTATTCCGTCATCTCCATCGCGCAACGCATCTCGACGATGTGCAGCGGCGGCAGCTTGTCCTTGTATTCGCCAGCATCCAAGACAAACGTCGCCTTGCGGATACGCTCCATGACCATCGGCAGCGCGTCGGCGCGCGGCTCCCAGTCGCCGTAGTCACGGTTGATGCAGTGGAAATACTGTTGCAGAAAGGCACCCTTGCTGCGGCCAAGAAGTGACTGGTCGATGACCTTGCATTGGCCGAATACGTCCTCCAGCCCGTTGCTGGTGAACGAGCCGGTCAGCCCCCACCGGATCGGCATGGCGTCCAGCACCTTCAGCAGTGCCTTGAACCGCTTGCCCGACGGATTTTTAAGGCGCGTCAGCTCGTCGAACACCACGCCGTCAAACTGCAACGGCTGTTCGGCCAGCCATTGCAGGTTGTCGTAGGTGGCGACCACGACCTGCACGTTGGCTCGCAACGCCTTGACGCGCTGCGTCGGTGTGCCGATGACGACCGACAAGGACAACTCGGGTGCCCACAGCTTGATCTCAGTCGGCCAGACCGAATCGGCCACGCGTTTAGGCGCGACGACCAGAAACCGCTGCACCACGCCGGCGCGCAGCATGTCGCGCATGGCGGTGAGCGTCAACGCGGTCTTACCCGCACCAACGGGGGCAAGAATCATCGCCCTGTCCGACTCGAACAGGAAGTCAGCGGCTAGTTCTTGATAAGGCCGGAGTGCCATTGGTCAACTCCTTCCTTTGTCCATAAGCATGCGTAGTTCTGTTGTGTGCGGCGCATTTCCTCGGCAAACAAGCCTTGCAACTTGGAGCGCCGGCCGTGGGGTGCTTTCAACTCCACGAACCATGTGCCGCCATTCGGCAGGCAGGCGATGCGATCTGCCACACCGCGCTGCGAGGGCGACTTGAACTTGTAGGTGCGCCCGCCGCTGCGCTGCACGACCCAATCAAAATAGTGTTCGACTTCTTTTTCTAGCATGTT